CAGGAGGCAGTAGACAATAGTAGGACTGAGGAAATTGTAGACCTTACACTTGCACTTAATGCTTTCATGCCTGTTTATATTGATAATTGGGACAGGAAATTCAGAGACACATGGGATCATGTAATAAAATGATTTTCAATAAAACAGAAGCGAATCCAAAGGATGAAATGTGTGGACTAGTTCGGCTATGTTGTGAATTCCCGCAAAATATATATGCAAAGGAAGAAAGCCGAGTTAGTCCACATGTTTGTCGAATTAAATCCACGGTTAAACGAGCCTTCTAGCGCGAGTGGATGCTCCAGAGATCCCCGTTGTAGAGCCTAATATCCCGCTGCCCGTTATTCCGTTTACTCGTGAGACGGAGATAGCGCCGGCTATGCCAATACCAGACCCCGTGGTAGATGCACCAGACGCGGAACTCCCTTGGTATACGCCTATTCCGATACCTCTAGATATGAATGATCTGGAGCCCATTCTTCCTCAGGAAGAGGACAATGATGATAAAGGTCAAGAGAAGGAGAAGAAGACCGAAAAAAAGGATGAAAAAAAGCCGACTCCTGAAGTAAAGGTAGATGTCCCTTATTACGAAAATGAAGCCACGTATGTAACTATTCCCGGGTTGGGGTATGAGATGCCCCTTCCGAAACCGGAGATAGTCTCGGCAGCTTTTGTTACTTCAGCTGTAAGTGTGGGAGCGGCTTTAGGTGCTACTTCCCTTTTTAAACAAGTAATGACAATTATGAAGCCGGTTCTGAAACAAGGGGTAAACCGTCTTCTGAAACTTCGGGGGAAGAAACCTCCAACTTGGGCTCGCGAACGAGTGGCACAACGTCGGAACAGATCCGTGCATAAGGAGAATCAACGCGGATCGTAAATCCCGTTTTAATGAGCTCGGCGCACTTCAACATGCGAACCAGCTCAAAATCTAAGCGTTCTTTCTCCAGACGTCTTTTGGCTAGAGATTTACACAGTTCAGTCATTCCCCCATCTAAAGGAAAGCTAAAACTGGCTTGGATCCCATAATTCTGACCACGGGTCCAGCGTGGCTCCATTTCATTCCCTAAGTAGAAAGGACTAACAACTAAGGTGCTACTAGAGCAATAATGACCATCTCCAAAACTTTGGCGGGAATAACCTCCTTGATTTATTTGCACTGCTTGGTTGGTCACTGACCCTGTATTTGAGGACACAGGATTAGCAATTACATCAGTCTGGTCATCATTACTTCCTCCAAACGCAGGAAAAGGTAAACATAAAATTACTGAGAGAAGACCGACAAGGAGTTTATAACTGCGGTAGTTTCGATGGTTCTCTCGATATCCGTTGTTTCCACTATTCCGGCTGCTCTTTCTACTATTTCTAGCTGAAAGTCTTCCCCAGCTGTGTGAACTGCATAAGTTGTATTGGCGCCCCCAATTTCGCCGCTCGGGTTGATGTTCGTTCCGGTATAGCTGGTGTAATCTCCCCCGAAGGTCTCTACTGCGATTGTCTCCGTTACCGTCTGTTCGGTATTGGTAGTACTCGTCATGCTTCCTTGAGTGAAATTGGGCGTTTCGGCCCTTACTCCAGTGGCTCCGAGAATCATCATTCCGATGATAAGTAAGTATTTCATTTTTCGACATAATGAGAAACTATCCATAACTATTCTAAACGGATTAGTATTACAAAAGTTTATTAACGGTCGCTAATCAACATGGGTGTTCAACACAAGGTTCCTCCTGTAGTACCCAGTGAGGGCAACGGAAAGAAGAAAGGTCTTCTTGATGGAATTCGAGCGAGTTTAGATGATAAAGATGAGCAACTTCAAATCATCTCAACATTAGTTAGGCTGGGCGTTCTGATTTGGTCCGGATGCATATTAACCCTTGCATATGTAGAACTACCACCCGCACTTGGCATTCCTGAGCAACGATTAGATCCCACATTCATAGCTAGTATCTTTACATCTGTAATTGCTAGTTTTGGTTTGGATGTAAGATCTGCAAAGAAAAATGCAGGAGCTTCAGACTCAGTTAGTAAGAAAGATATTGAAGCATTAATTGCACAAGTGTCTCAAACTTCACCCCATCAGATAGTTAGAATCGAACATGCGCCCGTAAAAATTGTCGGCGTGGATGAATCTCCTAAACCTCCTTCGGAGCCGCCGATTATTCCCACGGCAGAAGTAAAACCTGAGTAAATTTTACAAAGAGGGTTAATGAGATTAGGCACTCTTCAGTTTGAGCTCCTCATTTTTATAATGCTGGAGCTTTGGTTCCTTATCTGGCTGGTTGGCGCATGGACCTCTAAAGATAAAATTGTAAAGAAAGATTATGAGGGTCCTCTTTATGCCCCTCATCCTGATCTTAAAAAGAAGCGCGATAAGGATTAACCCCTAACTAGGCGAATTAAACCATCGGCATAAAAACCCATGACGCCAAAACCTAAGGCGCATGAAATCAGAGTGGCATTTACGTTGTGCCGCGCAATCGCCTTCTCGATGAGTTCTTCAACTTCGGCTTTTCTCATGCCCTTCATTTTAATGGCTTCCACATCTTAATAGTTTCTTACGTATGTCAATTCTTTAAAAAGCTTGTCATTAACACAAACCGCAGGTCAGTTCACGGTAAATTAGAACAACAGTATTTTCATTTCAGAACAATGGGATTCAGGGGGATGGACCGTAGAACACAAGTAAAGGCCCCCGTGGTCTCTATAAATGATAAGAATTCTACACGATCCCCCGATATTTGCCCCAGCTACAAGTTCCATCCTTTAAGAGCTTTAAAGTGGGATAAGAATGGAGAGCTCATTCGTGAGTAGGTAGTTATATATGCCTAACGTATCCACTATCACCGATAACGGAGATGGGACTATCGGCGTCACTGGTGACTCCGAGTTCCTCGCCTGGTGTGATGAGTTCGTAATGCGTGAAGGATTTGAGCGTGACCTTGAGTACATCACTGAACTCCGCAAGCAATACTTGTTTGAAGCGTCTCAGCCTTAAATCCACGGAAGCTTTCTTTTCCTTTAACTGGTACGATTAATCTCATGACTGAAACGACTGAGGAAGTGGTCGAACGACTGCACGACGACATCCGTAAAAAGGTGTATGAGATAAATGAAGAAAACTTTATCTCTTGGGAAGACCAATGGAAAAATGCTCAAGAACGGTGGAAAGTCCATTTGAGGGAATGGAGCATTCTGTCGCGCCAAGTGAAAACTTTAGGAAAAGAGACGCGAGTGTGGATCGAAGCTCGTCGAGAGGATCTGAAAGAAAACTGGAAAAATAGTGAGTTTGATCCGCAGAAGGAGGGTAAATGATCCTTTGGTGGAGATTATTTAGTAATGTTTACGGGATCGCCATAGCTGCTCTACTTATTACTATAGTATATTCTCTAGTATCATAGGGGTCACCTAATGCTACAGTTTAATCTGGATCCCAGTTCGATTGAGATTAATAGCCCAGAAAAACAGTTTGAATATGTGAAATATGACCGTCTGATTGAACAATGTAGAAATGTGGAAGATTTACAGAATCTGGCTCGTTATTTATTGAAACTAGATATGAAGAGAATGGAAGTATGCGGACAGTTGTTGTTTGATAGCTTACCTAAGGATAAGGAGAATCCTGAGGAGGGTGATGGTGGGTGCATAGTGAGGAGGTAGAGGTACTGTGTGAAGAAAAAAACGTTGGACCTGCAAGCTGTTACTGGTACAAAGCGTGGAAAGCCGAGATTTCAAAACTTTACATTTTCCTTGACCAGGGCGTTTTGTGAGGGTATTCTCACAATAGTTTCAAGGAGTTCATTATGTACGCTAAATGTCACTGGGAGCATCATTTAGCTCCTCCACAGGGGGAGACAGAAGAGGTTGATGAGGTGGAGAAATATTTTATGTGCCTTACGACCTGTGACGTAGATGATAAAGCATGTGTCACTAAATGTGTGGAACTTTTACGCGACGAGGAAGATTAAGTTGTCGCAGCCTTAATGTTTTTTCTAATGGACTCTTAGAGCTTCTTTCTGTTCTCGTTAGGGCTGCTCCTAACCCCAAAGCGAGAATAGACATAAGAATCATTACTATTAAGGTTCCTTGAAGATATTTCACCGTTATTTTTTCCATTCACTTTATTTTTACGGCTAATTGCCATCCGGTAAACATTCCAAATTCAGCTTCGGCGAACGAGTTCAAAGCCATGTCTACTCCTCTTCTTACATCGGGGTGAGCATAATCATCGAATATGACCAACCCACCTTCTTTAACCATGGGGACGTAAAGAATGACATCTCGAGCTACCGCTAAAGATTCGTGAGCCCCATCTATATAAAGGACATCAATCCATCTTTCCCCACCATGTCGTTGGTTAAGCATGGGGAAGATATCCCAGCTCAACCCTTTGATGACGTCAATTTTGGCCGCATTCTTAGATTTAGCAATATTTCCCCGAGCTATGAGTTCAATCCGTGGTAGCTCTGGGTAGTTTTCTGGTTTTTCATGGTGTTCTGAGCTTCCTGTAAAAGGATCAATAGAGATCAGCCGGGAATTAGGGTGATTAAGGTAAAAATCAGACCAAAATACGGTTGAGGCCCCTTCATAAACGCCAATTTCTAGGATTTGTCTCTCTGCATCAGGGTCTAATTTAAGTTTTTCGGCTTCAGCACTTGCATTAAGTACTGCATCGGTGTTTAAAAGTGCGTCATACCATCCTTGATTAAGTTCGTAGTGCTTAGCGAGCTTTTTTTTATTTTCTAAACTTATTTGTTGGGTTTGGGGGTGTTGTTCAGTTCCAGGAGGAGTAGGTATTTGAAGAACTGGTGCCGGGGCTCCTGTTTGTTTTGTCTCCTCTTTCATTTGAGACATTAAATCTTTAAAAGAAGCTTTTTTTTGAGGTTTTATCTCAGTAGCCATTAGGGTTTTGTGTAACTTCAGCATAGTAGCATTGGTTTTTTGACAGTGCTACGGGTTTGGTGTATGCTTTGTATGTCACTAGGTGACTTTTATGAACAACGACACCAACCCTAAAGGCGACACCAAAGCCAACAACATCAATCTAAAAGGCGACACCCGGGATATTATCTGGACAGCGGCTGTCTTGAAGTCCACGGAAGCTCTGGAACAGTTCGGGAGTTTTGCTGTTTGGTGCCTACTTGTCTTTTTTGTTATTCTTCCTTTTTCGCGTTCGGTTATTCACAACCATCAAAAGGATGCTGCCCGTATGAGGGGCCACCAGGAATTAGTAAGAGAGTGTAACGAAGTAAGCCTGGTTCATCACGGAGTTACAAATAACTCTTACTGTCGGACTTGGGCAAATACCAAGGTACGCTTGTACGAGAATTATTAATTTTGTGACTGACTCTAAAGAAAAGCCGGAGGGAGAGGAGTATAGCGAGGATGAGTTAGTGGAAATGGCTCTTAAGAACTTCAATTCTTTTGTCGAAGAACAGACCACGCACTACGCTTTTATTCCTGACGACCCTGATGGCAGCTCAATTGACGAAGCACACGGCGACCCAGATGTCGGGTCTAGTGAACAATGTGAAACCGGTGTGTCCGAAGTGCGGGAGGAGATCATTCCGAGTGATGGAAATCCGCCGAATCAGGGAGGGGACGCGTAGACGTTACGCGTGCATGGATTGCCTTCATCGGGAAACCCTTTATGAAGTGTCGGCCGATGTTTATAAGGAGCTCAGAGAAGCTAAGCGCTCTCTTCAGCTTTTCACTAGTCTTTTTATGGCTTACCAGCAACGGAATATAAAAGAAAGTAAGGACACAATCCCGTGCGAGAGGTGTGTTCACCTCGGAGAGAGGGGGTGTGATCTAGAAATTCCGGAAGCCCTTACTTCCGGTGCTAGTGGATGTAGTGCTTTCTTTAATCCCAAGCCTGAGGAAAGCTTGCAGGATTAATTCTGTTAGTATGCTGGGATAAATTCTTTCCTTTATGAGTGGTTCTATTCCGGTCTTAGGTACCGCCATTGTTAATAACCCCTATTGGCTTCACCGCCTCTTTATGAGTATTGACTATCCCGTAGATAATTTTGTAGTTTTTAACAATAATGGACGAGGGCAAGTTACCAAGGAATTAGATGCACTTAGAGATTTAAGTAATCCCTATGTTTCCCGTATTCATATAACCCATATGCCGACTAATATTGGGTGTTCGGGAGCGTGGAATTTAATTATTAAGTCTTTTTTAATGGCCCCCTGGTGGATTATCTCTAATCACGATGTTTCTTATGAACCCGGGTTTTTACAAGAGATGCATGATGAGGCTCAAGATCCTGAAGTAGGTACTGTTCATGGGAATCAGGGATGGGATATCTTTTTAATTAAGGACTGGATGGTACAAAGATATGGATTATTTGATGAGAATCTCTATCCGGGTTATTGCGAGGATATGGACTACGGGATGCGCTTTATACATGATGATGTGAAAAGAGTACTGAGACTCAAAAAAGGTTATCGCCACGGCAATGCGAGTGATTATTCGGATGGTTCACAGACCTGGCGATCGGAACCCGAGTTAGAGATGCCTATTTATAGAGCCCACGAGTTAAATAAGAAATATCTCCACCTCAAATGGGGAAAAGCATGGCAAGGACATGTGGAGGGTGAGACATATAAGACCCCCTTTAATAATGAAGAGATGCCTATTGACTTTACTACTTATGATTTAGAGTTCGTCCGTCATAAGTACCTGGGTTTTTAGCGTGCGTAAGTTTCGAGCTGCTGATGGGGGGATGGTTCCAATCCGCCACGACATCCCTGGTGCGTTGCTTTCGATTGATGATGACCCTGGAACACAAAATTTCCCCCATTATCCTTTTATCTGTAACTGTTTACTCGAGGCTTCTAAGAGCGAGTTAACAATCCCAGAAGGGCATTCCGACAATCCCTTTCTCAATGTGTTCCCCGGCGATCATTATCGGCTTATTTCAGGGATCATCAGAGTTATGGGGGAAGGGCATGATGATTGCCGCGACCGCAATAACCAGTTCTGCTGCGTGGATATAGGAACGCATTACGGGACAAGTGCGCGGGTGATGCTCGATGCTGTCCCTTATGCATATGTAGATACTTATGATGTTGTGCCATGGCACCATAATCCTCATACTGTTTTAGAGGAAGACGACATTTACGAGAATGGAGGGCGGTTAAGGCAACATGTGGCAAATTTAAAGGAGCCAGCTATTTTCGCTGAGCACGAAGGGATCTTAGAAGCTGCCGATTTTATAATGTGTGATGGACCGAAAGATGGTGTCTTTGAGCTACTTTTCTTTAAACTTTTATCTCAACTCTCAATGAGTGACAAACCTCGTTGGCTATTTATAGATGATATTCGTTTACATAGTGAGATATTAAGTTGGCGTCGAATCCATTCTCCCAAGATTGATCTCACTTCTTTTGGTCACTTTACTGGGAGTGGTTTAGTAGATATATCTAAAGGATTTGATTTTCGTTAGGGCTTTAGGATAAAGAGGTTGCAGAGAGGTCAAATGACACTTTCCCGCGCTTTCAATAGGTTCCATCGCTTCATGGCCAAACGCCGTCGTCGAAGGTTAAGGGATGCTATTCCCTCTTTAGAGGACACTTTTTTAAGAAAATCCGCGCATCACCACGAGGGTCGTGAGCTCCGGGATGAGCGCCGACAACTAGACGAGATCGGTGATTTCATGGAGAATAGAAAGGACTCTTATTATACAGCTACTCATTAGCTCCGAATGCCTTTCTATTCGTCACACACTAGAGCGAGTAGGTTGACCAATAGCCTAAAGACCCTTTTAGACGCTAAAAGTTTATCCTCCTTTGCTCTGAGTAAGTTGGCAAATTTATCCCCTACAACTACTCGCAAGATATACACGGACGCTCACTACATCCCTTCCCCCGATGTCTTAGAGAAACTGTGTCTAACTCTAGAGTGTTGTCCAGGGGATATATTAAAAATCCGCGGTAATATGGAAAGGACAGTTGCGGTGTGTTCTGGTGTTTTCTGAAGCTGATTATGCATTAGCTGCCCGCCTGCTGGGCCTTCCTCAACCGCAGACTCCGGCAGAGATTGCAGCAGCTACTCCTGCGACAGCTGAAGTAATACGTAAGTTTGCTCAAACTCTTCCCCCAGCCCCGGGGCAGGAGCCTGATGGTCTCTACACTGGTATAACCCGATCTCTTAATGCTTACCCCGATGATACACAGCCTATGGAGAAGGCGCGTTTAGCTTCCCGCTTACGTACTCATCCCGAGGATCCTGATGATGATTCCTATTTACAGGAATTACTGTATCAAGTGGACCCAGAGACCATGGACATGATCCTGGTAGCCCTTCAAAAAGCTGCTTTCCAAGCTGAGGAACATATGGATCAACTTTCTCAGCAACGTCCTATTGAGTATGACCAACCTAATTTAGGTTCGAATTACTCTGTTTTAAATGCTCCAGCTTCTAACGGGATTCCTCCTTCGGACAAATTCCAATACTTGAGCTGATATGGATGTTAGACAGCGCCACTTACTTGAGCGAGACGTTAGGAAACTTGCTCCTGAGACTGAGCCCGCTTCATTCCTAGCTCTTTATCTTGCTTCTAATTTTCCCGAGACAATAGCCCTCCCTTCTCCTGATCAAAAAGCGGGTCTAGTAAGGGAAGTAGTGGATGAAGGCAACCTCAAATATATGAAGAAGCCTTTATCAGGAACTCAGTTTGATAACCCAGGAGGAAGCTAATGAGTCGTTATAGCTATACCGGGGTAAAAGACGCTTATACTGGAGTGAATAAGCTCATCCCTACAGCTGCGTGGGGTTCTTTGGCTCCGGATATGACTGCTTCATTGGGTGCTAAACCTGGGGGAATATTTAGTATGCCCAGGGGAGGGAAGCGAGCTATTGCTCTGGCTTTTTTAGCGGAAGCGATTACTGGTATTCTGGGGCGTGCAGCTACTTCTCTTACACAACCTGGTGGGGTTGTTCCTTCCGCTCCTCAGGGAGGATCAGCTAGTAAGTTTATGCTTACTCTCCAGGATGTTAAAGAGATTCAGCGATATGTTAATGAAGAGAATTGGCGACGATCCATATTAAATAAGATGGGTGGGTCTTATGAATATCTGGATGCGAATAACCTGATTCGCGAAAGGGAAGGGCAGCTCCGGCGTTCTGCGGCCGAAGCGGGTGCTCGTCAATATGCAATTGAGTCATTAAAAACGCAAGCTGCAGTTCAACCAGCTATTGCGCAGATGATGGGTACAAGTGCCACCGCCGGGAGCACTCTCGGGGAAGAAGCTTTAAGATCGGGTATCGGATCTCGTCCGACACGTGATATAACCGCGGCAATTACTGAAATTGGGAGGTCTTTCTAATGGGTTACGGAGTAGCCGGCACCGCTCTTATTAAAGGGGCTATTAGGCATGCTTTACCTTGGTTAGTAGGGGGAGCTGCTTTTGGTATAGGGGAGCAACTAGTTACTGGTGGACCTCAAGCGAGTCCTTTACCCCCAGCTCCGGTTCCTGGTCCACACCAGGGAGATCCTCCACCTCCTCCAATTCCTCCATATCCACACAGTTACAGTCCTGGAGTGCCTAACCTTCCCCAACAGCAACCACTTCCCCCGGGCGGAATTGAGCTTGGAGGGATGGTTCCTGTTTACGAAAAATTAATTAATCAACTTATTCAAACTCAGGAGAAAGCCTTAGATCCTGAGCTGTATGAAGAGAGAGCGCAGACTGATCGTGAGTCTTATCGGCACATGGCCGAGATCTCTCGAGAAGCAGCGCTAGATAAGATGAGAGAAAAGACTGCACGAGATGTGGAGTTAGGAACTATTAATGCATGGCGCAGTGTGACTGAGGCGCAGATCAATCGTGAAACTGCCTTAGCTGTAGGAATGATGAGTCTTAGTGCCACTCTCGGCATGCCTAACCCCCACGTTCTTCAACAAACGCAGGCGATTATAGCAAAGGGCGTTAGTGCATACGGCGACCCTAAATCTCAATTTAACCCTTCGAGAGAGAGAGCATAAGAGCATGGGACTCTTCTCTACAATTGGAACTATCGCAGGCAGCGCGTTTGGCCCTCTAGGTTCCGCCGCTGGGGGTACAATCGGGGGCTTGATTGATGGCAGTCAAACCTCCGGTGGCGGAGACCCACGAGACGGTGGTCAGTCTCCTCATACGAGTCCTGCTATTGATTACTACAGCCGTTATGGAGCTCAAGCCGCTGCTTTAAATAACCCTCTGACAGCCTCGATGCAAGGGCTAGCCCTTCTGCAAGGTTCGCTGGGAGGTGCCCTCGGTCTTTCCGGGACTCAAGAAGCTAATGCTCAGTTGAGTGTTCTGGGTGAAGCAATGGATAGATCCTCTAAGGCAACCTCTGCTCAGAGTGCCATGACCCAGGCGGCTTATGGCGCCGGTCTCGGTTTGAAGACTGCGTTAGGCCAAGCAAAGTTAGGAACCGAATTAGCTGGTCCTAACTATTTAGCGCAAGCCGGATCCGCAGCTCTAGCCGGAGAAAACCAATTAGCTAATCAACTGGCTACCACTAACTTGGGCTTGAGGGCTCTTCAAGAACAGACTCGGGCGCAGGTCGCTGCGAAACAAGCTGAGACATTAGCGGGGGTATTTGCCACCAGAGCTCAAACAGCCGCGCAATTAACTTTGGGGGCTCAGCAGTTAGAGAGTGGTTTAAAACTCTTACAAGGACAAACTTTACAAAGCCTGGCTAATACTAAGGCCGCTACTAAGGCTCAGCTTTCTCTCGATAGAAGTCGTGCCAATCGTGCCATGGCCGGACAGCGCTTCTTTGCATGATAACTGCAACTATTGGGGATGCGACCACCGTGGGAGGGTGGCTCGATAGGTTAGAGAAAGCGCAAAAGGATGCTTTTACTTATTATGCGAAGAATGCTACCAGTGATATAGAGGCATATCTATATGCTCGGTTTTTAAAACCATCGTATGAAGGATCTATTTCTGATCTCACAGCGTGGGTCCAGGAAAAGTACCCTAAAGAGGATCTTAGAAAGATCCTGTTAATTGAGATTGATTCTATAAAAACGGATATTCATAATGTTCGGCAGATGACGACCACGGGGATGTTAGATCATGCCACTGCTGCTACCAAGATCGCGGTTTTACAAAAAGAACTGCGCAGTCATATTCAGGCCGTTAGACAGTTAACCGATGGGTTAGATCGAAGAGGACTTCTGTTAGCGGGAGCCGATCGCTGTCTTCGTGAACTTTTTAACAGTTTTGAAGATCAGCCGACTATGGCTGCACTTTTAGAGGAGGCTTCTCTGATAGTCTGGGCCACGATCGAACGCGAAGAGAAAACGTGAGTCAGCTTCTGGAGTCAGGATGGGAATCTCTTCCTGATGTTCTTTCCACTGATGAGGCTTATAAAATTTGGACTAATTATTTAGAGCTAGATCCACCCTTTTGTGCGCACTATCGGCCAGGGTGGAAATGTCTGAATAGCCCAGAGAGAGGGCTTACCCATCAGTGTTATGCTCCAGAAGATCAGGTCTTTCTAGTTAAAAGGATCCAGGAGCGCTTAGAAGAGATGTTGGGGGAGGAATTAATTCCTACTTACTGGTATTCCACCGTGTACTTCCGGCACTCTTTTCTGATGAAGCATAAGGATAGAGAAGCTTGTGAAATCTCTTTGTCTGTGAATATCTCTTCTACTGTTGACTGGCCCTTACAACTTATAGATAAAGCAAATAAAGTAGTTAAATGTAACACTCCTATTGGGCAAGGTGTGGTGTTTTTAGGCCGGGAGCTATCGCATTGGAGAAACCCTTTAATAGCTCCCGCAGATTCTAAGTATATGCAATCTTTCTTTCACTATGTAAGAAAAGAAGGCCCCCATGCTCATCTTGCTTACGATCATCCTGCGTCTCTTGATCCTCAGAGAGTTCTTCGATTGTTAGAAATTGGCCAGGAGTAGTGCATCCCCCCACAGAGTAAAAAGATAAAGAGGTAAATAAAAACTATTTCCATTACTTTTTGCTAGTTAGCCTCTCGCATTATAGGCTAATTGAAGAGTTCCTCCTCCGTGGTCATCGTCGCTAATGGTTACCGGCCAGGTCAACAAGGTAGTTACCTTTAATAATTCCTGAAAGGATTTTTTCACCCAATAAAGGAGGAACTGCATTTCCTACCTGAAGATATTTCGATTCGGTGCTGCCAAAAAAATGATAATCAGCAGGAAAGGTCTGAATTCGAGAGCATTCTTCCCAACTAAGCCTCCTTGGAAAGTCTAAGCTTGGCAAAGAGGGATCAATTTTCGTGTGTTCATATTCATCAGTAAAGTCCCAACGCTGCTTCCAGCCATCAGCCAAATTTGACCATGTGAGTGTCATTACGGGAGAAGCTGGGTGCAACGTGACGTGACGCCAGTTAGCCACAACAGTAAAAGCTGGCTCATGCCATGGAGCCTTCCTGTTTCGTGACATGAAATACCACGAGAAATTGCCCTCAGGATCATGCGAACGCTCGTAAAATTCACCTGTAGGATTAAGCGGCAAATCACGAATAGCCTCACCATGAGATTCATAAGGGAGTAATTTTTGCCATCGCCCATTTATTTTTAACTTTCCATGCGTTTGCTTGGGGAATTCATATACAACACCTAAATCTTTTCTACATCCAACTATTAATAAACGCTTTCTACTTTGAGGCACACCATAGTCACGAGCATTGACGACTTTGCATGAAATGTGATAGCCGTGCGTTCCAAGGCAAGAGAACTCTTTTAGCTGGGTGTCTAGGAAGGATCCCGACTTAAGGCTTTTTAGTCCAGAAACATTTTCTGCCACAAAGAATTTGGGTGATACTTCTTGCACGCATCGAGCAAATTCTTTATACAAGTACGTTCTTTGATCTTTCTCAGGGTTTCGATTACCACCCATAGAAAAAGACTGGCATGGGTAACC